TATATTCTATCATTTTACCACCTTTATTTGATAACCTAACAATGATTCAATTTCTGCTATTGTTAATTCTTTTACTTTAGCGGTCTTCTCGTTGAATTCTTTTTCTGTATATTCTTCGTCGTTCAGATACCAACGACGAGTACCATTAGTAAATTCCATAGCAGGACCATCTTCTCGGTGAAGTTTGCCATTCAAATACCACCAACGACTACCATTTGAATATTCAATAGCGGGACCATCTTCTCGATGCCGCTTGTCATTCAGATACCACCAACGATCACCATTATCAAAGACTTTTACTGTATATTCAATCATTTGACCACCTTTACTGGATACCCTAATAACTCTTCGATTTCTGCTATTGTAAGTTCTTTTGCTTTGAAAGCCAACTTGAGAAATTCTTCTTCTGTATATTCTTCATCATTCAGATACCAATAACGATCACCATTTGCATATTCAATAGCAGGTCCATCTATCCGATGACGCCTGCCATTCAAATACCAACAACGAGTGCCATCAATATACTCACAAGCAGGACCATCTTCTCTATGGAGATTGCCATTCAAATACCAACAACGACTACCATCAATGTACTCACAAGCAGGACCATCTTCTCGGTGACGATTGCCATTCAAGTACCAATAACGACTACCATCAGCATCTTCAATAGCGGGTCCATCTTCACGATGTCGCTTGTCATTCAGCCACCAATAACGAGTGCGATTGTCATCAACTTTTACTGTATATTCTATCACTTTACCACCTTTACTGCATAGCCCAACAAAGATTCAATTTCTGCTACTGTTAGTTCTTTTACTTTAGTGGTCTTCTTGATGAATTCTTCTTCAGTATATTCTTCATCATTCAACCACCACTCACGAGTGCCATTAGTAAATTCACAAGCGGGACCATCTTCCCGATGGAGATTGCCATTCAAATACCAACAACGAGAACCATTGGCATATTCAATAGCAGCGCCATCTTCTCTATGCAATTGACCATTTAAATACCAATAACGATTACCATTATCATTGACTTTTACCGTGTATTCGATCACTTCACCACCTTTCATAATATTACTCGAAAAAGGGGGAATTTATCCCCCTTAATGAATTACTTTAGATTCAACATTGGGATAGAACTTGATCCCATAGTTGTTTGAGGTAGTTTGCCATCCCATCCCCTTGCAATTTCATATTGAACTAATTGAGGACTAGTATTCAACGCTTTAGATTTAGCTTCGATAGCAGTTGCTTCAGCCTCGCCCTTAATTCGTACAGATTCTGCCTCTGCCCTTGCTACTGCTAGTTTAGATTCTGCTTCACCCTTTGCTTCTTCAATTTTCTTTTGTGCTTCCGCTTTCGCAGTTTGAATTTCGTTTTCTCTCAATAGTGCCTTTTGAGTTGCTTCTACCTTAGCGTTAATAGCAGCCCTAACAGAATCAGGCAATCTCAATTCACCAATCCAGTAAATTTGAGAGATAGTGAACAATTCCTTATTTTGTTCTCGTACAATATTTTCAACTTCCTTCATCAATTCCGCCTTGCCTTCGCCATATACATATTCAATTGATTTTGTCGAAGCAACAGAAACCAGAGCATCTCTTACTTGATTTCTAATGAAAGTATCTGTAATTTCGTCAATACCTCTTCGATAGGTTTGAAAGATATTAGCAACCTTATCAGGAAGAACAGCATAAGAAATACCAATATCAGCATTGACCGTTAATCCTTCCTTTGTTTGGAAAGAAAACGATTCCTTTTCGTTCCAAGTATAATTTTGTAGATATGTAGGGAACTTATAAAGTTCTTCGCCAAATCCAATGTAATATCTACCAACTGGTAATACTTGTTCGCTTACACCTTTATCCGTTCCATAAAGATCAATCTTTACACCAACCGATCCAGCAGGAACTGAGGAGCAGTTCGACAGAAGAAGAATACCAATAACAACAAAAACGCCAATAACAAACTTAATCATTTTTCACCTTTTTCTTTAAAATAAACCCAAGCAACAAAAACAACGTGTCCTACAACAAGGAGAAACGCCCAAGTCATACCTAAAACAACATTAATAGTATTAGCAGAAGAAATCAAATCTGGTAGAGTGACCCTAAATGAGAAAAAATCTACCAACAAAATCAAAATACTAATGCCAAACCAACGCACAAACTTTTCAAAATTCATCTTATTTCTCCTTTATCAAAAATTTGTTTGAGATCGCCTTAAAGGAAATGCTAGGGTTTTGAATACATTTAAATACCAATCCTTCTCGTTCAGTAATACTATTCAATTCAGATTTACCTTCGGCATATTTCAACAAGGACTCAATAGAATCAGATATGCCAACTTGTTCAAGAACTGGAACGTGTTTTAATTCTAACGACTCACACAAATGCAATCTCTCAATAGAATTATAGTATTCTTGCTTATCAATATCATAGACATCAAAAACATAGAAATCCTGCCCAGAAATCTTGTATGGATTGCCTTGAATCGAAGTTCCAATAACTTCTCCTTGAATAGCAATATTCTTTCCAAGTAACTTCAATTTAGATTCCAAATCATACTTCTGACACATTTTCCAGAAAGTGTTATCATCATTTGGTTTCAGATCCAAATTTCTTGAGCAGACACCGAAATCTCCATCATTATAATAGATGGTACAAGACGATCCGTCCAGCTTTTCTGAAACTTCAAAATCATATTCTTTGAAAGATTCAAATTCGTCAACTAGATTTTGAATCCGAGGTTGATCGGTCTTACGAATGAAAGACGGAAACAATCCTTTTATTTCACCAGCAAGACAAGCAGGAATGGGTGGTTCGTATTTAATAATACCTAGAGGATAAGAAACATCCAATCCTTCAAATAACATACTATCTACATTATCTAACAGACTTAACGGAAGTAGAAGACCTTGGGATAGAGTACCTCTCAAGCGAACGGTACGCAATCTTTCTCCCTTGATTCCCTCGTATTCTCTTGGTTCATTACCTTTTGATAAGAAGGGAGCAATCTCAGTAGGAATAAAACTATCTATCTCGCAATAGATAACAAGATCACCGACGGCATATTTACCCACAGAATCTACAACATTCCAACCTTGGATTTTATAAGAACAAATCCTATCAGCACCCTCAATAGGAACAACGTCAAGAACTTTTTGAATCGAAGCAAGTTTTCTCATTTTAGTCTCCACTTTTTTAACTACAAGACTATTGTAACTGAAGTTTAGAAAAAAGTCAAGCGGTCATATTGCTGAATCTCAGCGCCTTCTGCCCAAGCGTGGATAGGGTCTGCATGTTTGGGTATTGTCATTATTCTCTCTCAATTCTAATTTTCTTTCTTAACTCTAATGAAAAATTATACCCAGATTTTGGCGAGAAATCCTTTTCAAACATTTCCCCAAGTTTTCTCATAGCATCTAAAGCAAGTTCTTCTGATTCAAAATCTTCTAGGATAAACCTATAGCGTTCGTTATTTCGCAACAACACATTATATGGATCAACCTCAAAATAATATTCAGTATGAATTTTCATTATTCCACTTCCCATTCTTTAATAATAAATTGACCAGAATCATTTTTCTTTTCTTCTGGTAATTCATCGATATACTTTTGGGCTTTTTCTCTCGAATCAAAGACTCTATCATAAAAATCTTCAACAGAAAAATCTACATATACTACAACATATACTTTCATTCTACATCCTGTTCTTCAATGACAAAAGCATTCCAATCTTTAAAAAATTCTGGCATTTCGTCGATACATCTCTGAGCTTTTTCCCTTGAATCAAAAACGCCATAGACGCAATCCTCGTCCTCTATCCACTCCTCATAAACTACGGCATAGACTTTCATTGGTCATCGCCAAAATAATCAAACTCCATTTTTAATCTTTTCGTTCATTTTTCAATACAAAAATGCTGTATAATCTCATCATCTGTTAGTTCGACTGCTTCCATTTCTAAAAATAGAGAAACGTCGTTACCAATAAAGCGTTCTTGGCCAACTTCTGAATACTTTTTGGCGGAATAGAGCATACCTGCTCTAAACGCTTCTGCCACAATCAATTCAGCAATCTCAAAATATTCTTCTTCTGGAAGAATGCCAGTATCGTCACAAATCTTTTTTACAATATTAACGAGTTCGCTGTTCATTGGTCAACTCCAAAATGTAGTTTGATTTCTTCAGCAAATCCACGACCAACGAGGTCAATCATCCCTTTTCCTGCTGTGGCATTACTACACACACCAGCACATTCCTCAATAATCAATTCAGCAAATCTTTTAAATTCCGGCATGTCCCAGTGACCAACACCGAACATATCAGGAAGATAACCTGCTTGTTTAGCAAGTTCTTTAATCTTTTCTTGATTCATCTTTTACTTCCCAACACCAATGTACAGCAATTTTTCGTTCATTTTTGAACCCTCGGAATATCCTCTATTTCGTTTTTTCTGTTAGTTCGTCGAACACCTCGGATGCAAGAAGATTTACTCTCCTGACAATGTCCTCGTAGGATTGCATATTCCCTTTTGGGAGACTGGTCCAGTTACGAATAACCCACAATGCGTGAAGAGCAGGATCTTTCGGTGGTTTGAACTCTGACATTTTGTACCTCGATTCCAACAGTTAAGTAGAAATATATTCTACTACAAAAAAAGAAAAAAGTCAAGGGGAACGGACACTAATCCATACTCCAATCCCAATGTACAACAATGAAATCATTTAAACAGTCCTCAAAACAGTAATGCGAATGTCTTCTTCGGATACAGTGGAAATCCATCCAGATTCACCATCAAATTCGTCGAAGGAATAATATCTCATTAGGTATTCTAAGTCAATCCCATTCCAGTAGCATCATATAATTGAGCGTAAATGGGAGAAGCATATACATCATTCTGATTGAATACATTGAAGAATTCTTGTGCTTCTTCCATTGTATCAAAAAAGAATAAACCTCCATTAAGATATTCATCTTTATCAATTTTTGGTTTCAATGATTCCAAAACAGACTCCCCGATATATGAATCATTGTCATCAAAAGTTAATCCATTATTAATGTAAACAGCAGGTTTGCCTTTTTGAGCAACTGCTAGAGAATTGATAGCATTCCAATCAACGTATTCCGGTTTCATCTTTGTCTCCACGTTTTTTGAACCACAAGACTATTTTACTACAATTTCAGAAAAAGTCAAGTCAAAGAGAACTAACAAACTGACCAATATGGACTTCGTATTCCCTCGATTTCGGTATTTTGTTAAAATATTTTTGCGCTTCCTCAAGCGTCAAAAAATACTCTAACACCTGTTCAATTTTTTGACCACGCCAAAGTTTGTATACACAATATTCCATCTTTGTCTCCACGTTTTTTGAACCACAAGACTATTGTAACTGATCTTCAGAAAAAGTCAAGCGTCCCATATTACTTGAGCAGTTGCTTCGTGAGTTTTCTTTTTCTTGGTATCAAAGTAGACAACTTTTCTTAGAACAGCGGTATGCCCACAACCATCATCAAAATCTTCGTAATAGTATTCAACGACTTTATTTGGTGATCGAGCATAGAAAGGTAAACAGGGTTCAATAGTGTGTTCAATAACGGTATCTGCAAATTTTAGATTATTCATTATTTAAGTATCTATTTTCGTTGTATTGACGCAAATCATACAACAACTGATCAGAAAAAGGTTTTTCAAAAGGTTCTAGATAGGAAAGAACCTTCTTTACCTTACGCCAAAGAATATGACGATCAAGCGATCCAATATGAGGAACCTTGGTTTCAAACGTCTCCCCATGCATATCAAGACTGCCATCCTCGCGTCGAGGGAAGATAGTGGTATTATATCCGTCTAAAAAACATCCCCCATTGGCAACCCATAAACAAACGTGTGTTTCTTTATGAACTATATTATAAGGTTTTCCTTGTTCACCGTAGAAATTACCATGACGCCAATCTTCTGGATTATCTAACATCTTCCAGATTTCATAACACACTGGCGATAGAATTTTCTCAATCATTTTTAAACTCCTTCAATTCTGCCCAAGAGAAGACAACATTGGCTATGTCTTTACGCTTAGATTCACCGAATACCAATTTTCTTATCTTTCCGAGAAAAGTGTTATTTCTCACGTAGGTTACGATCAAAGATGATGTTATTTCTTCCATATCCTCTTCTGAAATATATCCCTTTTCGTGCAACATTAACGCCGTTCTGTGGGCTATGTTGGTGCAATGTTCCTGATACTCAAGTCCTGTGAGCGTCAATGTAATAAATTCATTGCTCATTTTTAATCACCATACAAATTATTAACATAACGCTTTACTTGATCCTCAACTCTATCTCCCCAGAAATCGTAATGGTTACGAAAGAAATCAATTAATGATGATTCAATGTTATCCTTAATAGGATAATCATATTCTTCTGATTCTTTTCCTTCAAGGAGTTCCAGTGTCTTCTCCCTCCATTCTTCTAAGGTTTCGCAAATATGAAATTCTACGTCATCGTAAATCTCATTTGGGCTAATAACGCCTTTCGCAATTGCTTCAAGGCGATAAGCCTCTCTATGGAATGGATCAATCCAATGATATCCAATACTTTCTCTTTCATTGACAGATTCTAATTGATAGATGAACTTCGTATCGGTATCAAATATAGCCAATGCATGTATAGGACCATTACCAGAATCAACTTCATCTGATTCAATATATCTAGTATTCTTTCCAAAACAATTCCAATAGTATTTCTCACCAGACGTTACCCTATAACCGATAAAATCCAAAAACTCTTCAAGAAACATAATTTACTCCTTACTATCCTGCTGCATCGACAATGTTTTCATTATTTGCCGCAATGATTTTCTCGGCAAATTCTACTATATCATTCATACGCTCTGCAACGCTGTCATGCCCGTATGCGTGACCACGATCATATGCTTCGGAATAACAAATATCAAAGACTTTACTAGGAATACCGAACTCTTTACGCATTTCAGAAATCCAGTAATCTACTACCTTTTGTTCATTTTCGTAATATAGTTTTAGTTTTTCTTCATATATTTCTTTGTTTACTTCTGACCTTTCAACATTTTCGGAAAATGTGAGGGCGTCGTTACGATTCTCGAATGTCTGACATTCACCATTCTTATAGGCATACCAAACGTATTCTTTTGCTGGATATTTGGGGAAAGAACTTACGGCATTTTCGCATTCTTTATAAGTGAGCATTTTTATCACCAAGAGCTATTATAATAAACATCCATACCATCTTTAATCGCTTCCAATGCTTCCTCGACGAATTTCAAATCTCTGTCACTGCCGTATTCTTCGCCGTAGTAATTGTAATCCCCACCGAAGAAAAACCCAAAAGTCCTAGTTAGAGTTTTATTCTTGATAGCTGTTCTGAGATTCTTCAAATCTTCTTCAGTTAGTTTAACAGTGTTACCATTGAAATCAGGGTCTTTACCACCTTTTGCGCGATAGAGTTCATCCATCCAACCGTGAAGATAATTGTTCTTACGCCAATACCAACCCTCTTCGACGTATTCTTCTTTTTCCGGAAGATAAAAATCAACCTCAACTCCTTCTGGAATCAGACCTTTCCCAACCTTGTAAGCATACATATCAAGACCCATTTTTTTCTCCTGTAAATTTCAACAACAAGACTATCATACCTGATCAGGCGAAAAAGTCAAGCGTAGATTTTATTTTCATCTTCCGGTAGGGATTCAAGGATTGATGGAATTTCTTCTATTGCTAATGGAGTAAGATTCCACAAATCCATTCCAACATTTAATTGTTGACGATTTCCTTTCCATTTACTGTGGAGGTGTCCAAATAGGTTTATCGATCCGTAATGTGATTTGTTCCATGCTCTTAATGGATAATGACACATAACATAGTGTTTACCATTAATCTTATGATCTAACAAATCAAATACCCTACCATCAAAACAATCAATAAAATCTTGATGCTTTGTTAAATGTACATCGTGATTTCCAGATACGAGACAAAGTTTACCATTAAGGCGTCCTAGGAAATCTACAGTTTCTTTAAGTTTTCCAAAAGAAACATCTCCAAGAATAAAAATTTCATCGTTCTTAGAAACTTTAGAATTCCAACGCTCAACAATGGTATCATTCATCAATTCTACTGAAGAAAATTGACGAGCATCAGGTTCATATTCTAATATTTTTTTATGAAACGCATGAATGTCGCTTGTAAAGAATATGCTCATAGTACCTCGAATAATTCTGAAATATCGTATTGAAATCTTTGCTTCATTTTTTCTACAGTTTCTTCTGGAACATTATGGATTGATCCAAAATTGTTCTGACAAAGAATTACAGTTGGAATGATATTATACTTCTTAGCAAGTTCAAAATAAGGTTTTAGTTCTTTCTTGGTTGTGAAGGTATTGGATACAACTACCATTTCACCTTCAGCTAACACTCTATCAGTTTGTTCTTGACACCACTTATGAGCTTGTCTAAGTTTTGAAGCATCAAAATTATAATTACCATCCGAATCTATAAAATACATATCTGCTTCAAAATGTTCAGAAAAAGGATATGCAAAACTCATATCGCCAGCAAGTGTACTTTTGGACGAACCTGGCAATCCTCGAATTAAAATCATTCTTTTAGTCAAGATAGTTCTCCAAAAAAGTACGAGTAAAGTTTAATCGAGATTGTTCATCCATTTCAGAAAATACTTCTCTGTTTTCTTTAATATGTCCGACCAAGGGATAGTATTCTTCATCAATCTTACTCAAGTCACCATTTAACAAAGAATCAATATTTTGCTTACGAGCAAACAATTTGTTAATCAAGTAATATGGAGATTTTAATTTAAACGATTCCCCATCTTTTGTGTATGCAACATAACCTTCATGTTTTACCTTCTTAACTCTTTCCTTTAATTCGCCTAGAGTAGTATAAGTTGGAACTGGAACATTCCACAATCCCAACATATAATATTCACGATCAAATTCAGAACTACAATACCAATCCAATCCATAGTCAACCATCTGAGAAATTGACGTGGAATGGGATATTTTATCATTATAACCATTATCTCTTTGACCCAAGAAATACACTCCTTCTTTTTCTGGAATAATATGAGGATCAGAAGAATGACAAATTTCAAACATAAAAGTAGTATTATGAATGAAATTCTTCTCAGGAATTGCTTTTAATATCATTTCCCTTGCTAACTTAGCATAATCAGAATCCAAAGATCCAGTAGTTGCAACTACAACACCATCTTTATACTTTGATGCCGTTGCCATAAATCCATTATACTTCTTGATTGCTAAGACCTTTTCATCATCAGATAATACTGGAGAGTTCTTTTCTATTCCGTAATTATAGATTTTATCGAAAGGATGAACAATAATGTTGAAATCTTTATCTACTACCAGACCACGACACTTTTCAAGATAACGATTCCAAAGCCCATCAAAAAAGACTTTTCTTTTATATTTTAATACAAATAAATCAGTATAGGATTCAGATTTTTTCATCTGAACAAGATTAGAATTGTTTTCTACATATTCTTTGAGTTGTGACTGTAACATATTTACGCTCCTTAAACAGAAAGTAAATCATACTACAGTCTTGAGAAAAAGTCAAGTCCAGAGGGATCTACGCAGACGAATAAGTTTTATCAACATTTCTTCATCTTCTTGAAAATAATCCTCCTCGATTTTATTCATAAGATCATGAATCCTTCTGGTTTCTAATTTTTCTTCTTCGGTTTCTGGTGTACACATATAATCCCAAAGGCTATCGCCGCTATTGGTTTTTGTTTCGTAACGGGCGTTCCACCCAGAAACTTCATAAGGGTCGGGTCTATTAGGTCTGGTGAATTTCCACCAATGGTAGAGTTCAGAGATTTCTTGAGCTTTCAGAGATTGTTCAGTAGGTTGACCATATTCTGGATCATCTTTACTTAATCCCCAAGATTCGTCTTTGATAAGAGTAGTTTCCCAATCAAGATAATCTAGACCAGATTGAGCATTTCTCCAAGTTCTGCTCTTAAACCAACCTTTTGAATGCCAAGGCGCATTATATTTTACTGCAGAAGCTTCATCGCAAATGATATTTTTCCATGCAACTTCCACCTCGACAAAATTCACAAGCTCATCAAATAAACAATGAAGAATTCTTTCATCTAGTTCGTGCCATTCACCTTTTTTCAAATTGGACGTGAGTTGATGAGTTTTGGTTACAAATCTATTAACTAACCAATATTTCACAGAATAGAGTTTATCAATAGGATACATAATAAAGTCTTGAATCTTATCAAGAGCAGTTTCAGCAAGCCAATATCGAAATGGATGTTTCGTTTTAGCAGTTTGCTTCCAATCTCGCCATTCTTTAGAAGTTCCGCATTCTGGTTGAGGAGTACCTCTTACCCAATTAGCGAATTTCCCGTTTGACCAATATCTGTTTCTCATATTATTCCGGTTTCATATAAACAAAATTACATAACATCATACAAGACCTATCAATCTTGACAACGCAATTAGATTTCTCTATCGAGAGTATTTTACCTTTAAAAGAGTTATAACAAATAACTCTCATTCCTACTTTAAATTCCATTATTTCTTAGAATAATTTGAATATGGACTTAGAACAGAAAGCAGAAAGAACGCTGCGGCAATATTCTCAAAATCATATTCAATATTTAATTGAAATAATGTATTAATAGACCAAATAAATCCACAAGGTATAATTATAATATATACAGCAAGTAAAATACCAAAAACGCCAAGACCAAGTTTCATATCACACCATTATAAAAGAAAAGTATCACACTGACGACCTTTGGGAAGATTTTTATGATGAGGGCAATTTTCTCTGTATATACAACCAGCAACAAGAGAAAATATCAATACAAAAAATAACGCTCTCATATATTACCACGTAATAGAAACATAATCTTCACCTTGACGGATTAGATAATATTTGACATTAAATCCTTGATCCTTGATAACTTTCTCTACCTTTTGCCAATCCGAAGAATTGCTTCTAGGTCCAAGCAACCAAATATAAGGACTATAACTTTCTTTGGTACATCTATAATTATCAATAATAAATTCTTTCTTACCATCTAATGCTGCATCTCTGATATCTTCAAATACATATCGGAGTTGCTCGTCAATATTATTAAAAATTGCTCGTTTTGTTAGTTCTTTCGCCTTTTCAGCTGTTATCATTATTATTCCTCATATTTCGCCATAGGTTGAATTATTAGATAATTTTCAGTTAAGAAAAAATTACCATAAGGTTGCCAACCTTCTTTGATATACTTATTTACGTCATCTTGCAATTCTGCAAAATTTTCAACCATAATAATTTTATATTCAACAATTTTAGACATATTACCTCACGCAATCATAGGTCCATCATTAGTTTCTTCAATTTCTTCTTTACCTTCATTAACCAAAGTTCCACCAATTTCTTCTGTAATAATATAAATCTTATTACCATCTTTGATTATATTATTGATAGGATAATGATTAAAAGATGTATAAACCAATACTTCGTATTCTTTATTGTTATTGGAATCATTGAAAATATTTTTCAAATCTTGGGAATTTAGAATCATATCTTTTCCATTACCTTAGTTCTTAGATATTCAATCAAAGTATCTGATAACTCATCGATACTTTCGAGAGGCAAAGTAGTTTTCCACTTATCTTGAGTTGCTGAAGGATTCTTAGCAGAACTCAACGTAGAATAAAAGTTAATATCTACATAATCAGGAATTGACGAATCTTTTATTTCAAAATAAAGATTATAGTTATTACCAGTTCCATCAACAGTTGTGTTCAGTAAAGTATTTAATTCTTTATTCATTATCAGTTACCTTTCTATATTCAATACAAGTAACTTGATCAACATTATTATTGTCAAGTATCAAAGATTTAGTACAATTCCATTCAGATTTTATAATAATATAACTGTTATCGTTAATCAACAAAAAAGCAACAAAAAGAGAAATGAAAAAACAAGCAATCGTAATAACAATAGTCTTAGCCATATCCATACTTACCTCGATATAATCACAGCATTTGCTTTTTCAAAAGAAAGACCTTCTTTTCCATAGGAAATATCAAAGGCATCTCCATGTTTTCCATAATACCATTCATCGTAAACATTTAAATAAATTTCTTTTTCAGATACACCAATATCTTCAGTATATCCACCTTCATATCCATTAACAACAACTATCGCTTCAGGATCAAATCCTGATAATACTACAATCAACTCTTTTACATTCATACTTTTCTTCCTGCGTGTTGGATTTCAGAAGGCAATAATACTTGATAATTTCCTTTATTGTAGGCTAGTGCAACAGGATATTTCTTAGAAACTTCTTTCTTATATTCTTCGTTTGGTTTTGTAGCGATATGATCCGAAGTAACCGAAACAATATTTCGGTGGTCGGTCGCCCAGTTTGGAATATCAAGAGATTTCAGCTTTTTCTTTTCTTTTTTTACCTGTAAATGTTTAAAACCCTTGCCGTACAGGTAAAAAAGGTATTCTTCAGGAGTTAGTTTAGGTTCACCAATTCGCTTTTGGTTTTTATTGAATACCACCAGACTTTCTAGATCTTTTTTTGTCAATTTCATATTAAAAAATCTCACAAAATTCAACTACAAAAGTATTATACCGTAAGAGCGGTACAAAGTAAAGTCATCGACAACCTAAAAGTTTCTTGACTCTTGTATTGATATCATTATAGATTTGGCGCTGATCTTTTGTTAATGAAATTGAATCATCAAGCCAATCCAAATCCCTTTTAATTTGATATAATTCATCATATATTTGTTCTAGAGTAAATTGCGAAACTTTATCTATCAAATACTTTTCCATAATGAACCTACTTCTGTATACAGACAGATTTTTCTACCATATCAATCTTAGAGATTTCCGATATAGCAAATTGACATTTATTAAGAGAACTAAATTCTTGGAATAGAATTTGCTTTTGACCATACCCCAGAGATAATACTAGCATCAATACAAACATATCAACCTCTATGTTGTTTCAACAATCGTAAATTCAAAACGAAATTTTCTACTGTTAGCGTTGTTATAGCTGATAATAGAATCAATCTCTCATTATCCGTACCTTTTGTGGCGTTAAATTTCTCATAAATTTCGCTAGCCATTAATTTAAAAGCATCAGATTCAGATATAGACAAATCAGCAAAATCTATAGGATATTCGTTAGAAGATTCTTTGGCCAATTCTGCTATGATATCAACACAATCTATATCTCTCATCAGGAGAATTCCCAATCTTCTGGATAATCAACCTGATGAACAAATTGAAACTTTTGTTCATCAGACCAAGAAGTTAAATAGGAGTTTTCCTTATCAAACAACTCTAGATATTCTTCATCAGAAATTCTTCTGGAAGAGACAATAGTTTCCCCAAGATGTAATTGAGAAAACTCCTGCTGAACCTCTTCCATAGAAACAGTATCTAAAGCGTGTTCTTCATTCTTACATTCCACAACGTAGTTCATTCGAAACTGCGAAATAGCAGTCACAATATATTTTGGCATAATACAACTCCTAATATTCCAATCGCTTTCTCAAAATAACAGAATCCGCCTTAATTTCATAAACTAAAACATCTCCTAGATGTAAATCTAACTCTTCACAAATCTCTTCAGGAATCTCTATTATAGCATAGCCCTCAAAATCATATTCGACTTTTCTTGTATAAATTTTATTCATTTTCTTTCAATATTTTCTGAACGTCTTTGTAGCATTTCCCACAATTACAGCAAAGTTGTAATTTATGGAATTCTCTGACAGACTTAATCTTATTACACTTAATAAGACTTCTCATTTTGGATTCATTTAGATTAGAACAAACGCAAATAATCATAAACGACTATTCAGAATATCCCATACTTTCTTGATAACTTTCGAACTCTTGATCTGAAACTCTACAAACATCACCATCTTCATCAACATATAAAACGCCTGCGTCCTCAAGAGAATATATGGCATTATCCCAACCTTTTTTCAAACCCCTATTATAGACATAATATCCATAAACCCCACCAGCAACACAAAGAGCAATAAAAAACTTAATTTCTTCCCAACTAATTTCTATTGTAACCATATTAGTCTCCTGGTTTATAAACTTCCTTAATATTTATTGTAGGTTGCTTATTGTACTGTTTACGAAAATGTTTAATGATATATTCTAATACCGGAAAATCTACCCCGACAGATTTACAAATATAATAATCGTCAAACCCTGCTTGGACCAGTTGATCAACATCGTCAGAAATTGGCTTTAGAATTCCCATATTACCTCAATTTTGAAATTTCTAGTTTAACGTCTTCGATTGAAATATTATCAGTAGATACGGAATGTTCCGCATCAAGAATCATTTCTACCTTCGTTACTGTAGATTGTTTACCAATTTGGTAAGCAACCCAAGAATTAGCAAATATAAAAACTAACAGTAAAAAACCTTTCAATAAAGAATCAGTTTGTTGCATATTTTGCTCCTGTATATTGGGCTTTGATAGATCTTTCTATCGGATTAGAAGGAATTCCATCTCTATGAGCCGATTCTACAGCAACTTTAGCATGATCTTCAGAGATAAACCATCCAATGAAAAGGTTATCTACCATTGCTTTATACTTATCGCCATATAAAACAATAGAACCTAGAATTCTACCGGCAGGGTCGTGATAATATCCGTTGGTCCAAGAATCCATAAACGTCTCCGATTATTGTAAGAAATATTATTATAAACTTGGAATGTGAAAAAGTAAAGTCGGATTTTCGTTGGAAGTCTAGGGTAATCCGCAACCTAGTTCACACATCCCAAGGCGCGAGAGGTGTGGTTATAATAAACTATTTATTCTTTTAATAGTATCTTTCCAGGATAGGTGATGAATACCAATTCCACCCATACTGTTCCAATTATCAATAGTAGATTTGGTATCATCTATCAAAATTCTTCCCGGTTTTGAATAATAATGCTTATACTTTTTTCCTGGAACGAATACCGGATGAAATGGTACATTATATTTCTTCAACCAAAACCCCTTTTGTGCTGACAATTCTTTTATGTATTCTTCTTTTGCGGTCGAAGTAAGAATACAAATAGGAATCTTGTGTTGTTTATGGATACCCTTTAGATACTCCAAGCCTTCTTTAAAATCCGGCATAGGTTCTAGAACAGCAAATTGTTTGTTTTCAATAAAATCATGAAATCGCTTTTTATGAAGTTTTTTACGTTTTGTATTAGAAGGATTATAATCTTCTTCCGGGTCCGCTTTATAGAGTTGAGCGTATCTTTTCTTGAAATCAGAAAGTACGCCATCTTGGTCAACAAAAATTTCACTTATCATTTTTGAGTAATTTTGATATTTTAAATAGATTTAATTCTGCGTAACTTAATTTCGATCTAAGTTCGCCATTAATAACAGTTCCACGGGAATCAAGAACTTGAGTTATTTGTTTGAGCAGACATTCCGTAAGAATTATCATTTCTTCTTTTTCAAAGGATTTCATATATTCACACGTAAAAAAGGAGGGATATTTGGTAATAAGGAATCCCTCCTGAACCTCACCTAACTCAAGCGGCTAGGGCAAATTTTGAATCATTTGCAATTATTGTATTTACTTCTTTGACCGGGATATCCCAATCCTAACGACTTCAGTATTGCCGAGCGCATATAAACTATTTACTACCACGTCGAAACTGATCTTCCCCATCAAAAGCATACTATTCATTAGCTCTTACTAGATATAAACTTGATCAGTTATTATATCGTTCGCTTTCTCGGTTATAGTAACCTTCCTAGTATGCTTTTGGTGGAGAAGGCGGGAATCGCACCCGCGTCCGCAATAACTTTCGTTTATATGTTTACGCTGTTATAAACTTTCAACAATTAAACCAAACAAATATGCGACGGACCCAATCATACCAAGAAAAAATATCAAAAGAATAGTTAATAATACATTTTTTGTTAAATCTTCTAGCATAATTGAGTCCCCGCAATAGTTTATATTAAACTATTTATATCAATTACCTTTTCGGAAGGCTCTATCAACTTTTGCTTCAAGTTCGCTCAGGCGAGCATCTTGAGTCGCATTCTTTTCAGCCATTGCAGTATGATCCGCTTCAACCGCACGCATATGATCTGTGAGTTGCTCTTGAACCGAAGGAGTAGTCGCCTTTGCTGCACAACCTACAAACATACCCATACTTAGCATTAGAATTACAAACTTCATAATATTACCTCATTTACAGCTTAACAAAACATCACCATTATTGGTGAATTTGGGTTGGAGTATCGTCTCGTGTTTAAGATCAATATTGATCTCCTATCCTCCGATTTAATCTTGCTCCGCAACGACAAGAATTCTAAGCGAATCTTTTGATAGGATGGCATTTCCCCTTGACGATTAGGGTTTGCGGTTTCTTTCCCTCACACTCCAATAATCTTAATGAATCCATTCTTCTCTTACGAATTCTACTGTTCCTCTTTGAATCAGTTCGTTTAAAATATCCAACTTCTCGTATTCTTCAAGCGCATTACTTTCTAATAATTGCCTAAGTTCTTTATCCGAAAGATTCTTGTATCCTATCATTATTATTTTCCAATATATTACCAAACAATGTATGTAATTTATTTATAGAATTCTCTGAAACTAACCAGACATACCTTATATTAGAAGAATACTCCAGAAAATCCCATGCATCTTTGAATTCTTGAAATTCTCCAATATATTCAACGTCGTTCATAGGAGTCAAAACATAATACTTTTTCATGTGAAGAATATAAATTTAACACAAGCTGCAATGATTACGATTCTATATATCAATTCTATAATAGCATCAAATAAATGCCCATAGAATTCGTAATCACTCATTCTCATGTTTAGGTTTCATTGGAAGTTTTAATCCATGTTGAGCAAAATCCATAAAAGATTGTAAATCTGTTACATTATATTCAACACCATCTACTGAACAATTCGGAACACTACCATCATTAAAAAAACAAGGAAGCTCGTACAAATACCAAGTGAGCCATCCGTATAAATCTTCTCCAAGAAGTTTGGTCAGGAGGAATTGGTTTTGGAAATAAAGAGAATCGGTATACTTATTTTCGTTTATAAACTCGCACAAAGAAGTATCGACTTCTCTTAAAGAAGACAGATATTTTTCTGATTCCTTGTGATAATTTTCAATATTAGTTACAATTTCTTTAAAATCTTCAAGATAAACTGTCATAATACTCTCCTATAAATCCCTATCTTTCATTGCAGAATGAATAAAAACGCAAGCAAGTATCAAAGCAATTACATATATCGCTATGCCAAATTGGATTAAAGTAACCAAGATAACACCATATAAAACAATAAACCGCCAATAACAAGCCACTGACCCCAAACAAAAGTACCAATTTCCTCTCTAATTTCGCCAGAGTTAATTGCTACAAAAATACAAACGAAAAAAATTAGAAACCACATAACAATTCTCAAAAATCAAAACATTCCTTAGGAATAAAGGCGTAATATTTGTTGGTAATTTCGTCGTCGAAAATCTTTACCTTTTCTGCAAAAAGAGATCCGTTGTTTAAAATGATATTTCTACGGCGGCAGAAAATTTCTGTTCTCAACCTACTCGCTTTCTTACCACCCTCATAGAACTTACGATAAGCATATTTTCGCATTTGGGTTTGAATATCCTTCTTTGGATTAAAGGTTACTATATCGAAAATTTCATATCGTGTACCACTAGTACCGGGAGTGGAATTTTGACCATGAAGAACAATAAACTTACACATAACATCCTCTTATCGTTGATTAGAATTATATTCTACCGTTGAAAATTAAAAAAGTAAAGTCCAACCAGATTTATGATCGCAATTCTTCACCCAAATATCTCTCCCTTTTGTATTACAAACAACAAATCCCTCGCGCTCAAACTTTCTCGTCCTTTCTTCTCCGAAATAATAAAAAATAAAAAATGTAATAATCAAGAGAATGTAAAACCTTACGAGGAATTTATCTTTCATACCTACTCTCCATAAAGAAGCATATAAACGTCCGAAGCAACGTCATGTTTAGGGTTATGTTTCCAAACGAGATTTTCAAAATCAAACCCTGGAATTTTACAATATCCTCCTCGAGAAGTTTCTTTAAGAATATCTATTGCAGTCCTAAAGTCCCGCCAAGAAGAATACCTAAACAAAGGTTCCTCTTTTAAAGAATATTTACAAAGGTGATCGCTAATGTATTGGTCAAAAGAACCTCTGATAAAAACAACACTTTCAGAATTGTTTGTTTTATCTTTTATGTAGGATTTAAGAACATCTATCCCTTCTTTAGCAGACAAATCAGAATCAGAAGGTTTGAATGAAATATCTCTAGTCAATTTTGGAACTTTGGTATTCCACCAATCCATGGTATCTTTGGATACTGTTCTTTTATATTTCTGAATTTGTTCTTTGACGTCAAACTTTACAAGCAAAGTATTTTCTACCAGGTCTTCATAAGAATATTTCTCGGTTTCATCAAACCAAAGTATTGCCGCAGATAATACTACGGCAGTTTCTCTGGTATCCAAAGTTTCAATGTCGAACGCAAAAATAATACACCCCCAAAATAATTATATATAAAACAAAAAAGGACTTTTCAATAACAATTTGATTCATAATTATCCTCAAGAAATGAAGTCAATGAATTTTTTCAGGAATATTCTGGTATTCACTCTATTACTCATAACTTTATGAAACTCTTTTGACATAGTTGTAACAGTTTTACTATCAAAACCATCTGATAATGATTCTTCTTTATTCAATAGATTACCCTTAACAAAATAGAATTTATCAAACTCAGACGGAACTTCAATACAATTATCTCTATTAAATTCCCTAACTTTTGATGCTCCATCTGCACCAAAACCAAAATAAGAATAAACATTACGTTTTAGTTCTTTGGCGCTTGCTAACCTAAAGGCAAACATTCTAAAGTTAGAAATTTGTTTTGTAAACTTAACACAAGCATTAGTTTCTTGAATTCTGTTTCTCGGTTTAATCAACAAGGTTTCTTTAGTTTGTTTGTCTCTAAAATAGATATTTAAAAATTCTGTTTCTATTGTATAATTGCGAGCATATCCATTCTGATTAACATAAAAACAAATACCATGAGATTCGCCATCTGTAAGGTAAATACTATTTACAATCTGTACTTTAGTCCTAGTTTGGAACTCTTCAACAACTTTCTTTGATAGAAAAATAGAATGATTCAATGGAGTATTACCAAGACTAAACCATTCTGGAGGATATACCTTTGGACCATGCGCACCTTCATAATGACCAAAACTGTATCCATCAAAATTCAAAAGACAATTACTAGCATATACAAATTCTGAATTAGACATTCTGGAAGAAAATACATTATACAACATTACTGGTTGCAAAATCAGTTCTTTTTCTTTGAATTTTTTATTCCTATTTGGATAATTAGTAGAAAACGCATACACTTCAAATGGAATATTTTGTTTTCTACAAAATATAAGCATAGTCAGCAATTGCTTAATGGTATCTTTCATCCAATCAACCATTGAACCAGACCAATCCAAAAAGAATACAAGTCCGTGACTTTGAGACTTTGGAATTGAAGTAGACCGTTTAAAGATATCTTCTGAAATCTTATATGAATACAATTTATTAAGATGAATATCTCCTGTTTTGGATACTTTTGCTTTCTTTCTGCCTTTGGCGTTCTTTTTAAGATTAAATTCTTTAATCAAATAAGACACTACAGTAGAATTTTCAACTTTAAACTTATTATACGCCGTTTGATCTAATACAAACGGCATTTGTTTTCTATTATACCAGTCGCTATAATAAGCTGTAGAGAAATAATTAGAAAGTTTTTTATACAAGACTTTATAATCTTCTACATATTCTGATATTTTAATATCAG